CGCAATTTCCGCAAAATGAGGAAAAAAGGAAGATTTTCCTATATTCCGCAAATTGCGGAAAAAAGGAGAATTTACCTATATTCCGCAATTTGCGGAAAAAAGGAAAAATCTCCTATATTCCGCAAATTGCGGAAAAAAGGAGAATTTACCTATATTCCGCAATTTGCGGAAAAAAGGAAAAATCTCCTATATTCCGCAAATTGCGGAAAAAAGGAGAATTTACCTATATTCCGCAATTTGCGGAAAAAAGGAAAAATCTCCTATATTCCGCAAATTGCGGAAACCCCCTCCCTTAAAAGGGAGGGATATAACCTCCCTCCCTTTCAAGGTGAAGGGGGTTTCGCAAAAAATTGAGGTCTGAAAAACTTCAAAAACGTTCTAAGCGGAGCGAATTAGAACATGAAATTCTTTTTAGCGATGAACCCACCAACGGTGACGGCCCAGATGCACAAGGTGACTGTCCGGCAGGGAAAGCCGGCTTTTTACGACACGGTGCAGCTCAAAAAGGCACGGGCTCAATTCATGGCAGCGCTGAAACCGGAGGCGCCTGCGGAACCGCTGGAAGGGCCTGTTTTGCTGAGCGTGATGTGGGCTTTTCCCACGAAGACCCACAAGGAGGACGAGTTCCGGATCACCAGGCCGGATACGGACAACCTGCAAAAGCTGTTCAAGGACTGCATGACAAAGGCGGGTTTCTGGCTGGATGACGCTCAGGTTTGTGTGGAGATCGTCACCAAGCGCTGGACACGGAAATGTCCTGGCCTTCTTGTGGTGGTGGAGAAGTTATGAGGAAGAGCGGGCAATGAGAGGTGTGAGGATGAAAAAAGAGTGCTGTGAGAATTGCAAGTGGGGACTGCGGGGTGTCTGCCTGATCCCGATGTATGTGGGCGGTGATTTTTTCCCGAATCGTTCGTTCCCGGCAGAACATTGGTGTGATTTGTTTGCCGCGAAAGCTGAAGACAGTTCCGGACCGGGGCAGACTCCAAAGGCAGCGGAGAAACGGTCATGATTTATTTGTGCAAAGTGAGAAGGAGGAGAACAGTCAGTTACCGGGGTGCCGGTGCTGTTTATCGGGAAAAAACAAAAATCTTAGAAAGGGTCGGCGTGACTCCTTGCCGACGTTAAATAAAGAAAATGTTTTTTATTTTTGTATTTCCAAATTGTATTGTATGACTGTCGACGAGTTTCTGACAAGTATTATCGTCTTTAGCAAATGGTCAAATCATTGTCAATTTGATTTTGTTGTTCAGCCGGGATGTGTCCCGAGTCCCGGCTTTTTTATCGAAAAAGGAAGGAAGAATGGGGAAAACATTATCGAAGAAACAAAAAGAGATCGAACGGATCAAAGGGATCAAAAGCGCATTAAAGCTGTTCGCAGAAAACGCCAACGTCAAGATTACTGTCGGAAGTGTCGGCGAAGGGTACGCAATCATTGACTGCGGCGAGGAAGCATCCGAAGCAGCAAAGAAGCGAGAAGTGATCCTGATTTCCGGTGGAATGAAAGAATTACTAAGCGAGATGAAAAAATATAAACCGTCACCGGAACGGGCAACCAGACAAAATGCCAAAGGTCAAAAAGTGCCTTGTTTACGGCTGACCTTTACACTGTAGAAAGAGATGAGTGCTCATCCGGAGAAAGGCGGGAGGACAGTTCCCCTCGTTCCTCGGGAGAACCGTCCCCGTCCCTCAATTAATTAGTGTTTCTTTAAATCTTTTTAGTTTTTTTTGAAAGGATGCTATGAGAGGACATAAGGTTGGCACACAGCTGAAAGCTGATGAGGATAAGCACAAACATCATTTTACGGTCAACCTGAAAGACGATGAAATGGACGACTTCTTCGCGTTATGCCGGGAAAATGATGAAATGATGAGCGTGGCGATTCGTAAGTGTATCAAAATCGTCTGCGGAATGCCGAAGGCAGAAAGGATCAAAGCATGGATGAAAGTAAGTCTGCACTGAGACCCTGCCCGTTTTGCGGGGGTGAAGCTGTGGTACATGCTTATTCGCATGACCCAGATATATCTGATTTGTATTATGTGTTTTGTAAAAAATGTGTATGCAGATTAGAAGTGTCAACAAATAGAAATCCGTTTTACACCAAGATGGAAGCCATCGAAGCATGGAACAGGAGAGCAGAGCGGAAGAAGGGAAAGTGGATAGTACACGATTATACCCTCGGAAGAGAGCGGTATGAATGTACTGAATGTAAAGGAAGGTGCGATTTGGAATATAACTTCTGCCCTCATTGCGGTGCACAGATGACGAGGAGTGAGTGATGATTGTAATTAAATTGTTTTTGGTTGTTATAGTAGTTCCTTCCATTTCCGTCTTTCTAATAGCCATACTTGGGAGTATTCCAGATTTTATAGTTTTTATAAAAGATTGCACAGAGGAAATGATTGACGAATGGAAAAAATTACCGAGGAGATTACGATGAAAACGCTGGATGAAGTAATTTTCGAAGCACCGTATACACCAACACCATGGGAAGTCGATGCGCTCCATTACCTGAAGGAGTATCGTTCCGACAAGCTCCAGTGGGAGGCTGATCGGAAGTTGTGGCAGGAAAAGGGTCTGGAATTTGAAGAGGCGAAGCAGCGGCTCATCGAGGCGGCAAAGGGTTTTCAGAAAGCTAAAGCGGAAATAGAAGAAATTTCATCCGATTATGTGGCATTGAAACAATGGTGGACGGAACAGCAGGTGAATCCGCCCCTCACATGGGATGAACTGAAAACCATGGAAGGAAAGCCGGTGTGGGTGGAAGGTGACCGGGGCAATATGTGGATTATTGTAGGATCTTTTCCGCGCTGGATGCCGAATGCATTTGCAGATAGTGTTCCGCACATCTGGTGGAAAAAAGAATATCTCGGCAAAACATGGCAAGCCTACCGGAAGGAGAGGAAATCATGATGTCCATCAATGAAACAATTGAAACAGTCAGGAATGGCGGAGCGTGGTCTGCTGTTGATGATATTCTCTATCACCTTGAAAGCGCAAGGACCTTAGAATCGGAGAATAAAAGGTTGACAGAATCAAACACCGCTATCGCTGACGCTATGGCTGCCTATCGCAGTAGTTGGGGTGAGATGTACAAGGAAAAATACGGACACTACCCATCATATCCATTCTAAAAGAATATGAGGTGAGAGAATGAAATCATTAGTCGTAACAGACAAGCAATTGCAGGTCATCAAGAAGGCGTGCGAATTATATGGACGAATCCAAATCGGACAATTTGTACAGTTCGCGGAAATCGTCACACAGACGGGATTCAGCGGTTGGACATTGCGTGTTCAGCCTGAACGGAAAGAAGATGAATCTGAGGAATGTTACAAAGCCCGCTGCGATAATGCAGAAGAAAAAGACAGACTTTTTTGCAAGGCTCTTTACGGCGCAATCAATGGCATTTACTGTGAAATTTATAACTGGGATGTCAAGCCGCGAACCAATGAAGCGGACATTGCTCTTGACATCTGGGCGAAGCTGGACGGCAGGCGGGAGGATACCGATTTCAGTATGAGCACGGAACCGTTGGTTCAGGTGAAAGATATTGAGGAGGTGTGAATGACAGGTAACGAATATCAAAAACTGGCGGCCCGAACAATAGGGCAAAACATGACAAGAATGGACCGGAAATATCATGCGCTGCATGGAATGGTCAGTGAGATCGGGGAATTACACGGGATCTATCAAAAGCAGTATCAGGGGCATCATGAAAACGGCGATGAGCACCGCAAGAAAGAGCTCGGAGATTTGCTCTGGTTCATTGCGGAGTATTGCACTGCTTCCGGTTGGGAACTGGAAGAAATCATGCAGCTGAACATTGATAAGCTGAAAGCGCGTTATCCCGATGGGTTTTCCGCAGAACGTTCCGAACACAGAGCAGAAGGGGATATATGAGATGTAAGACCGTAAACAGGCGCATTAATACCGTTTTGGTATGGGTGCGTCCTGTTTTATTATGCGGAGGAATGATGATTGAGACATTGAAACAGGTGTTTTTTGGTTTGCTATGGTTTACGCTGGATTCGGCACTGATTTTCTTTTGGGCTGTGGTTTTGGTGAGTCTTTTCACCAGGGGAAAAAGGAAATGATCGAAGAGCTGGCCGCTGCCGGAGCCATCGGGCTTTTTATGCTTATCGGGTCGCTTGCCCTATTAGTGCTTTGGGAGATTTTCAAATGACGGATGCAGAGGCACGGGAATTGATCGAGAACAACATCCGCCTTATTCGCGATTCGTATCATTGGGGACAGGTTATCGTTGAGGTTCGAAACGGGAAAATATACCGCGTCAACCTGACGGTCAGCACCACCCCGCAAACCAACACCGAAGATAAAAAATGTGGTACAATTAATTCAGAGAAATAAACAACGCAAGCTCTTAGAAAGCGCGTCTGGACATAATACCAGCGCGCTTTTTTATTTACCAACAGGAGGAATTATGAGTGAACATGAGTTTAATGCGATGAAGAACGCGGTTGAAATGGGAGAGGCGAAGTTCCAGGCGGTACAGCCGAGATTCCGCAGCTGGGCACTTTGGCTGAGCGTCATCGGGGCGGTTTGGACGATTTTGTCCGCGCTGGGTTTGCCGGAGAAATGGGGAATTCAGGAGGGGACCTTCCGCACGATCGTCGACGCGGTGGGCGTCATCTTGATCGGCTTCGGGATTTGCAACAACCCGACAGACCCGGATAATTTTTAGCCAGT